AGATGGCGAACGATGCTTCTTAGTCGTTATGAGAGATCTTCGAGTTCTCCGAATCACTCCGAGTTCAGTAATCACATGGACGGGATTAATGGCAACAAACGCCATTCACGTAGGAGATATCTTAGATGGTGAGTATCTTGCAGATCGCAACCAATTCTGTATCTTCGATGTCTATTGGTATCGCAATCGTGATGTACGTCGACTACCTCTCTTCGTATCTGAGGAGGACATGAATAAGTCTCGTCTTGGATGTGCTCGTTCGTTTGTCGGAGATCTCTCAAAGGACTTTACTTCAAATCCAGGAGGAAAACCTTTACGCATCGTTACTAAGATGTTTCTTGCAGGAGATGGACCTGCAATGCAAGAAGCTATTCGTAAAATTTTGGATACTAAGTTTGAATATCCTACGGATGGTTTAGTCTTTACACCTCGCTCTTCGCCAGTTGGACCTAACAATGAACGTAAAGGTAAAACATGGACAACGGTCTATAAATGGAAACCTGCGTCTCACAATAGCATTGACTTTCTTGTAAGGTTCAAGAATGGCGAGAGCTTTGATACAGGATTAGGTAAACGGGTTGTCAAAGGAACACTGTATATCTCAAGAACTCCTGGAGATATCGTGTATCCATGTGAAACGATGACTGGTGAATATACTCCTCCTGTAGTTTCACCTGAGGAACGAGTTCAAGCTGAAAGTCGTGATCGTATTCCTTCTCCCTTTCAACCTTCAGTTCCACGAGCTCCTGAAGCACATGTCATCAGTCTTCCTTTGAATGATCGCGGAATTCCAGTGGATATGGAAGGAAATCGTGTTGAGAATGATACTATTATTGAATGTTCTTACAACACAGATGCTGGACGATGGAACATTATGCGAACCCGATATGACAAAACGCATCAGTATCGTGTATTACGACGTCCTCAATTTGGAAATGATATTGCGGTTGCCGATTCAATTTGGACCAACATTCATGTACCGATTACAGATGAAATGATTCGAAATTTAGTGGATGCTCCTCCAGATGCAACCTTTGAAGATGATCTCTATTACAGAGATAATTTGGATGCACGAGATAGAATTCTTCGTGATGTCTACAGCTTTCATAATCGAATCAAAGACGAACTCTATAAATCTTCTATCAAACAAGGAGATTCATTGCTAGAGTTGGCTGTAGGACGAGCAGGTGATCTTCTTAAATGGAAGCGCACTAAGCCTTCCAGAGTTGTGGGTATTGATTCATCTATGTCTTGCATTACATCTCCTCGTCAAGGAGCATGTGTTCGTTACTTGAAAGAGAAGGCAAACCATCCAACTGACTACCTTCCTCCAGTGTTGTTTATCTGTGGAGACATGACCAAACCTCTCTTTGAAGGAGACGGTAAGTATGCGAACATTGTCTCTGGAGCTGAACCTGCTCCAACTCCCTATCTTCAGAACTTTGCAGGAAAGACTGAGTTTGATACGATCTCTTGTCAAATGGCAATTCACTATGCATGTGAATCCGATGAGTCGTTTGAATCCTTTGCGACCAATCTTGAAAACCATGGTAAAGGATTATTCTTTGGAACGTGTTTGGATGGAGGTTCGGTCTATTCGTTAATGCTTGGAAAGAAGAGCCATCGATTCCGATCAGGATCTCAAATCTTTGGTGAGTTCGTTAAGGAATATGATGATGGACAAGGATGGGTTGAAACTTTTGGAAACGCAATTTCAGTTCATTTGGAAAGCTTTGAGCAACCGCAGAAAGAGTACTTAGTTCCATTTGAGAAGATGACTGAAGTTCTCAAAGAGCATGGATATAATTTGGTCTCAACTACATTATTTGGAGATCACTATGCTAGTCAGAATAGCATTCTGCTTACTCAAGAACATCAGGCATTCAGTTTCTTACACCGAAGCTTTGTGTTTGAACGAACCAAGGAGAAGAAACCCAAACTAACTGAAAAGCAAGAAGTTGAAATTCCTGTTGCAGAACCTGAAAAGCCTTCAGAGCCACCAAAGGATGAGCGTAGTGAACAAGAACCTACTGAGAAGAAACCACCTGCTAAAAAGAGGATTATCAAAAAAGTTGTAGAACCTGGTCAGGAACCAGTGTTGTTCTTTGGAGCAGATGAAGGTAAGGGTGAATGGCGTGTCTTATCCAATATGCATGAAGCACCTTTCCAAGTAGATTCAATTACATTTCCAACGGTTGAACACTACTTCCAATGGTCAAAGGCAAAACAATTTGGAGATGGAGCAGCAGCAGATAAGATATTGAAAACACCTTCTACCAAAGCTGTTAAAGCATTAGGTAAGAAGGTCAAGGATTTTGTCAAGGAAGACTGGGAGAAAACTAAAGATGGTATCATGCGAACTGCTTTGAAAGCCAAGTTTATTCAGCACCCAGATCTCAAGACTAAGCTATTAGAAACTGGAACTCGACAAATTGGTGAAGCCTCTGCTCGGGATAAGTATTGGTCAATCGGAACCTCTGCAGAAACAGCCAAAGCAAAGGATCCTTCTAAGTGGCCTGGTAAGAACATGCTAGGAAGCATGTTAATGGAGCTTCGTACAGAATTGAAAGCATAAGAAGTTAAACAGAAACAAAAGTAAATACGTAATGAAATACCCAAATATCATTTTTTTTAGAGATGAGAAGTATGCCACAATTGACACATTTCTCAACACCCATAAAGAAAAACTAAACTGTAACTTGAACTTCACTTCAGATTCAAAAGATATTTTAAAAATGTTTGATTGTAATTATCATATTTTAGTCACCTATGGTGATTCTGAAGAAGAATATTATGGATCAATGAATCAGCTTGTTAACCGTATGCGAATGAGATGGATTCATTTTAAAACAATTGAAGATATTGATGCCTTTAATCGTGGTGTCAACTACTGTTACATTCATAATGTTGTGATTCCACATGAAATGACACGTCCAGTCTTTTCTGTATTCACAACCTGTTACAATTCCTATCACAAGTTTCTTCGTCCCTATGAAAGTCTGAAACTACAGACTATGCGTGATTGGGAATGGGTTGTGTTAGATGACTCGCCTGATGAAAAACACTTTACTTTTTTGAAAGACTTAGTTGGAAATGATTCTCGTGTTCGTCTCTATCGCAGAGCTGTGAATAGTGGAAATATTGGGAATGTAAAAAATGAAGTGGCTTCCATGTGTAGAGGAAAGTATGTATTGGAACTAGATCATGATGATGAAATCCTTCCAGAGTGTTTAGGAGATGCAGTCAAGGCATTTGAAACTGATCTAGAAGTTGGGTTTGTCTATATGGATGGTGGTCATTTATACGAGAACCGAAGTACTCATTCCTATGGTGATCATTTTGGTCTTGGATATGCTGGATATTATTGTCAAAAATATCAAGATGTTTGGATCAATGTCATTTCATCTCCTAACTTGAATAACATTTCAATGAGCCACATTGTAGGTCTTCCAAATCATCCTCGTATTTGGAAACGATCAGTGTTAAATGAGATTGGAAATTATTGTGAGTATCTTCCAATCTGCGATGATCAAGAGTTAATTATGAGAACTGTAGTTAACACTAAAGTTGCACGAGTTCATAAACTTGCATACATTCAGTACATGAATGATGGTTGGAATAACTTTTCACTCATTCGTAATTCAGAGATCAATCGTCTAGGTCCTCAGTTTATTGTTCCCCAAGCCTATCAACAGTATAAATTAGATGATCATATGAAGTCTGTTGGTTGTTATGAAAGTCCGGAATATGGTTGGTGGACACGTCCTATTTGGAAACGCCCTGAATTTAAAGGAAAGTTCTGTAATTCAGTTTTGAACTTTGATTACACAAAACAGTATTGTATTTTAGGGTATAAGGCGCTCGTTGAACGTATGGAGTCCTTGAGAGAACTCTATACAAACCCGAAAAACGACTTCTTCGTATTGGAAAATACTATGTCAAAAGAGGAATTATGTAGACGGCTAGATGGACTTGGATTAACCCGAATGAAGTGTTATGCTTTAGAAGACTGTACATGGAATGAACTTCGAAACTACTTCTTTATGATCTGTAAAAGCACAGAAGACTACGAAATCTTTGACTCTAGTGAGTCTGCCGATAGTATTCCTCGTACGTTAGTGTCGGAGCTTGAGGAGCTTGAGCCTGAGACTGTTCAGGAATGTACCGTTGATGTAGCTTGCGACCTATCACTTGAGTCGCCTGTTCAGGAGTAATTTCACCTTTTTCAATTTTACGTTTCAAAGCAAGCATTTCAAAAAAGGTTCCATCTAACCGATCTTCTACATGCATTTGAAAAAGAGAGGGATAGTTGAAATATAATGCTTCATTCTCTTTTTGAATTTGCTCTTCATATTCATGCTTATTGTGCTTGAGTCCAGCCCATTTTTGTTTGGAAGCATCCATATTACGAACAAGTGCTTGAATCTGAGTTGCAGATAAATCTAGATCATTGATACCTCGTCTTCCAGCTTCTACTTCTGCAGGAGTTAATTCGCGTGCTGTCATTTATTTATACTACTAACAATGGCTTTAACTGAGTCACAAGTGACGCACACTCGTCATGAGTCGTCATTCCAGTTAGAATGATTTGACCCGTTCGAAAGACCTTTGCGATCCATTTAGTTTCAGGAAAGTAGATCTTGACTGCTGGATAGACTGCAGGTTCGTAGATTGTCGTTACACCTTTGCCTCTAAGATTTGCATACAGCGTATCTCGTGATAGATTAGAAGTTCCAACTAGTTTGGTCTTGTAGTTCATAAGAACCACACGACGAATATTAGTCCATTCACCTGAGAGAATAGCTTGAGGACATTGTGTTTCAATATGGTTTTTAAGCATTGTGGTTACATGACGATCATATCGTTCATCAAGAACACCCGTGATATGAAATACACCATTCTGAAAGATTTTGACCGTAATCTCTTTGCGAAGAAGAGTTCCATCTCCATCTGACATAACTACTAATGTAATTGAGTTATGTCCAAATCCGGTCGTTCGTTTGGGTGGTGTAGTCTTGGCTCTGCGTTTAATAAGATCGCGCTTTGAAGATCCTCGTTTGACTATACCTTGCTTTTCAATCTTAATGATAGAGTCTGTGAGTGGAAGTGTGTGAGCGAGAGTATCAGTATTAAGTTTTACTCCCATCGTGTATAGTACGACCATTGTTGTGAGTGTTGGTGGATCCATTGTGCCTCCTGTCTGTGTAGACCCAATCGATTTCGTTTTTCCACGCCTGAG